GTCCCGCAGCATATCGGCAGTGCCAGATGCGCCCGATTCTATGACCGCGTTCGCCTTGTCCGTCGCAATGACTTCATCAGCGGCACGCGTGGTCAGCATAACAAGTGTGATTTTCTTCATGGTCTAGTCCTCTTGGCATGGTCGGCGCGGAGTGCGCCGCCTTCATGGAATTAGACCGGCCCGGTTCCCGATAGTTCCGCATTCCTATAAACTTTTTTTGGCTAGGACAGCGTATCAATTGATACGCGGGGGCGGCTCCGCAGGGTGAAATCGGCCAGACCGAGACCCCACCGGTACCCGACCCCCCACTGCAGCGTTGGGACTCCTATCAGTCCTACCTACACTTGAACTCACACAAACACCACGCACTTTTCCAAAATCTGGCTGACTAGACCCCCACCCCCTCGTTTATAACACCCCCCCGGTTGTCTTTTTGGTACCATGCTGTTTTACTTCGTATATATTGTGTTGACTAGGGAACTTGGCCCCAGTAAAGCCCATGCAAGATATCCTCATACCTGAGATTGACGAAAACATCCCTCTGCCTGCTAACGCGGCTGATGCCCTGCCAGACCTCACTCCCGAGGCTGAAATTGAGATGCGGGCAAGAACTATCAAACTTATATCCGACCTAACCGGCACCCCACTCTGCCCAGACGAGAATGACATCAGCGTGGCTAAAGAAATTGCCACTGCCCACCTTGCCAATCCCAAAACCCGGCTTGATTACAGCAAGTATCCGAACGAGACCATGGCGTACCTTGCCGGTCTTGTGGCGCAGAGCAACTGCGCGTTAGTAGATGACTTGTCTGAGTTGAAGTTGTACGTCGTTAATAAGTTAGTTTATGAGGTAGAACACGCCGATAGCAGCAAAACCCGCATCCAAGCCCTGTCAAAGTTGGGCGAAGTAGATGGCGTAGATGCCTTTAAAAAGCGCAGTGAAACTACGCATATCGTTAAGCCGATTGAAGAAGTTGAAAAAGAACTCTTGTCGGTGCTGGAAGGCATTGAATACCGCGTATTAGAAGAGGGACCGCCTCGTGAAGTTGGCTAGAGCAGGTACGGTAGAAGATCGGCTCGCCTCTTGTGGCCTCTGCGAACACAATAAATTCGGCATCTGCAAGAAATGCGGCTGCGTCATACAGGGTAAGACTCGTTTAGCAAACCAAAAGTGCCCAATTGGGGCATGGGGACCAGAAGAATCTGGTCTAAAGTCGCTTGTAGCCGACTAAAATGATGCAACTTTCCCCTGAAAACCTGCAAAAACTCAAGGCATCCCTGCCTAAGATGCCCGAAAAGGAGAAACGGCGCGTTGCCGAACTCCTAAAGACCTACCAAAGCCAAATAACTCAAAAACTGGGCAAGGATTCTTTCCTAGATTTCATCAATCACGTGTATTCGGGCTACAAAGTGGGGCCGCACCACCGTCGTCTTGCCAAGATTTTTGAGGAGATTGCAGAAGGGAAGAAGAAACGGGTGATTGTCAACATCGCCCCCCGCCATGGCAAGTCAGAGATGATCAGTTACCTCGCTCCGGCGTGGTTTTTAGGCAAATTTCCGCACAAAAAGGTCATTATGGCCTCACACACCGCTGATTTGGCGGTGAATTTCGGTCGTCGGGTGCGTAACTTGGTCGGTTCGGAGTCCTATCGTGACATTTTTCCTAGCGTGGAACTTCAGGCTGATAGTAAAAGTGCTTCTCGTTGGGGTACAAATTTTAACGGCGAGTATTTCGCTATTGGTGTGGGCGGTGCTCTTGCTGGTCGCGGTGCCGACCTCTTTATTATTGATGATCCACATTCTGAGCAGGAGGCTAAACAGGGCCGCGCTGATGTTTTTGAACCAGCATGGGAGTGGTTCCAGTCAGGTCCGATCCAACGACTGATGCCGGGCGGCGCGATTATTGTGGTGATGACCCGTTGGAGCAAGATGGATTTGACGGGCAAGATAATTGACCACATGACTAAGAACGACGACGCCGATGAGTGGGAAGTAGTGGAATTCCCTGCCATTTTGAATGACAAACCGCTCTGGCCTGACTTCTGGGGCATTGACGAACTGCTGGCTAAAAAAGCCGGTATGGATCCGAGGTACTGGCAAGCCCAGTACATGCAGCAGCCGACAAGTGAAGAAGGCGCGTTAATTAAACGGGAATGGTGGCAGGTATGGGAGAAGGAAGACCCGCCAAGTTGTGAGTTTATGATAATGGCGCTTGACGCCGCGCAAGAGAAAACCAATCGGTCAGACTATAATGCCCTGACTACATGGGGCATTTTCTTTAATGAAGAGACTAAAAACCACAACATAATCCTTTTAAATAGCATCAAACAGCGACTGGAGTTTCCAGAGTTAAAAGAGTTGGTGCTTAACGAATACAAAGAGTGGCGCCCTGATACGTTCATTGTGGAGAAGAAATCTAACGGGGCTGCGCTTTATCAGGAAATGAGGCGTATGGGAGTTCCGGTCAGCGAGTTCACGCCGGGCAAGGGACAGGACAAGATCAGCCGGGTTAACGCGGTGACGGACCTGTTTTCTTCAGGTATTGTGTGGTTGCCTGACCGACGTTGGGCGTGGGAGGTTGCGGAGGAGTGTAATGACTTTCCCTCTGGCACCCATGATGACTTAGTGGACTCAACTACTTTGGCGCTGATGCGCTTTCGGCAAGGTGGGTTTATTCAACTGCCAACCGATGAGCCTGCACCGACTAAGTGGTTTAAGAGCCATAGGCGCGAGTCGTATTACTAGGAGAATTTAAATGGCCGTCGATAAAAGTTTAATGCAGGCTCCGATGGGTCTTGAAGCCCTCGCTGCTGATGAAGCCCCGATTGAGATTATGATCGAAGACCCCGAGAGCGTATCGATTGGCGTAGACGGGGCCGTTATAGAATTGATGAAGGATGAGCCTCGCGCTGAGGACTTTGACTCTAACCTCGCGGAGTTTATGAGCGAGGGCGAGTTGCAGAGTTTGGCCGGGGATTTAATCGGACAGTATGAACAAGACCTTTCTAGCCGTAAAGACTGGCTGGATACCTACGTCAAAGGCTTGAAGATTCTGGGCATTCGCTACGAAGAGCGTACTGAGCCTTGGCCCGGTGCCTGTGGTTTATACCACCCGCTCTTGATGGAGTCAGCCGTCAAGTTCCAGTCCGAGACCATCATGGAGACCTTCCCTGCCGCAGGGCCGGTCAAAGCCAAGATCGTTGGTAAGGAGACTCCAGAGAAGAAAGACTCGGCTGTGCGTGTCGCTGATGACATGAACTACCAATTGACCGAGGTGATGAAGGAATACCGCCCAGAGCATGAGCGCATGTTGCTGAGTTTGGCTCTGTCAGGTAACGCGTTCAAGAAGGTCTACTTTGACCCATCGCTTGATCGGCAGACAGCGATCTATATCCCGGCGGAAGATATTGTAGTTCCGTATGGCGCGGCGAATCTTGAGACCGCAGACCGTGTTACGCATCGCATGCGTAAGACCAAGAACGAACTGATCAGACTGCAGTACGCAGGCTTCTATCGCGATGTTGACCTTGGCGATCCGATTCGCACGATGGACGAGGTAGAGAAGCAGAAGGCAGAGGATCAAGGCTTCTCAGCCAGCATGGATGATCGGTTCCAGTTGCTTGAGATGCACGTGAACATCGACCTACCGGGGTATCCCGATGTCGATAAGGACAACAATGAGACAGGCATCGCACTACCCTACGTGGTGACGATTGAGAAGGGGACGGGGACAGTTCTGGCGATACGCCGCAACTGGCAAGAAGATGACAAACTCAAATCAAAGCGGCAGCACTTTGTCCATTACGGATATATCCCCGGCTTTGGCTTTTATTATTTCGGACTTATCCACCTTATCGGCGGGCACTCCAAAGCGGCAACCTCCCTGCTTCGCCAACTTATCGACGCAGGAACTCTTAGCAACCTTCCGGGTGGTCTCAAATCACGTGGTCTCCGTATCAAGGGAGACGACACCCCCATCGCCCCCGGCGAGTGGCGAGACGTAGACGTACCTTCGGGTGCGGTACGCGACAACATCCTGCCGCTGCCGTACAAGGAGCCGAGCCAGACCCTTGCCATGCTCATGGACAAGGTGGTCGAGGATGGCCGTCGCTTCGCTGCGGTGTCGGATCTCAAGATCTCCGATATGTCGAACCAAGCGCCGGTAGGTACTACCCTAGCCATCCTAGAGCGCGTTTTGAAGGTAATGTCGGCGGTGCAGGCTCGCGTGTATTACGCGATGAAGCAGGAGTTCAAACTTCTCGCTGCCATTATCCGTGACAACACCCCGGATGAGTATTCGTACGAACCGGAAGTCGGTAGCCGTAAGGCTAAGAAGTCTGACTACGACGATGTGGATGTTATCCCGGTCTCAGACCCGAACGCGGCAACGATGTCGCAGAAGGTCGTGCAGTACCAAGCCGTTATGCAGTTGGCTCAAGGGGCACCACAGTTATATAACCTGCCGTACTTGCACCGGCAGATGATTGAGGTTTTAGGTGTTCGTAACGCCGACAAGATTGTCCCAATGCCGGATGATCAAAAGCCCCGCGATCCTGTAACTGAAAACATGGACGCAATGATGGGCAAGCCGCTCAAGGCGTTTATTTACCAAGACCACGAGGCCCATATTCAGGTTCACATGGCGCTTGGGCAAGACCCCAAAATGGCGGCTGTCATTGGGCAGAATCCGATGGCGCAGCAGATTACTGCATCGCTTCAGGCGCATATTATGGAGCACATAGCCTATCAATATCGTCGGGATATTGAGAAACAACTTGGTGTGGCGCTTCCTCCGCTGCCGCAAGACGACAACGAGCAGTACGATTTGCAGCCTGAACTTGAGGTTCAAATCGCTCAGGTTAGCGCCCTTGCCGCTGCACGACTTCTTCAGAAGGATCAGGCTGAAGCACAGGCTCAGCAGATGGCGCAGCAGGCACAAGATCCGCTCATGCAGTTGCAGCAGATGGACCTCCAGATCAAGCAGATGCAGGCCCAGACCAAGCAGATGCAGGTGCAGATGGAGATGCAGGCTAAGCAGAAAGAACTCCAACTTAAAGAACAGCAGATTCTTATGGACGCTGCTGCTAAGGAAGATGAACTTCGGTTGCGCGAAGCGGAGATCTCTGGTCGTCAGCAACTTGATGCAGCACGGCTTGGTGCGGATATTGAGAAGCACAAGGCGCAAGAATCGAATCGGATGGAGACTGAAGGAGTCCGACTTGGCGTTGATATCGCCAAGGCTAAAGATCAGGCACAACAGCGTCGGATGGCGCCGCCAAAAAGGAGTGAGTAATGGGTTATTCAAACGCTCTGGAGTACCTTGAAACTAAACTCAAGGAGGAGCGCACATCGATCGTGGAAAATCTGATTCAGGGCAAACTTGATGAAGGTGAGTACAAAAGACTCTGCGGGGTATTACAAGGTCTTGATCTCGCAGTAATCCACATTAAAGACCTTGCAAAAAGGATGGAGGAAGAGTGAGCAGTATCAACGTAGAGAAAACTCAGGAAGAGGCCGCTAAGGCCAAACTCCTGCCAGAGCCGAAAGGCTATCGGCTGCTTTGTGCAGTCCCGCATGTAGAGGAAGAGTTTGAGGGCGGCATTATCAAGGCTGACAACACCATTCGTGCCGAGGAGCAGACAACCGTTGTCCTGTTCGTCGTCAAGATGGGTGACCTTTGCTATGCAGACAAGGAACGTTTCCCCACCGGCCCATGGTGCAAGGAAGGCGACTTTGTTCTAACCCGTCCGTACTCGGGCACCCGCGTGGTCATCCACGGTAGGGAGTTCCGCATCATTAACGACGACACGGTAGAAGCGGTGGTTCAAGACCCCCGTGGAATCCGTCGCGCATAGGAGTAAACCATGGCTATTGAGCGAGAAGAGTTTAAATTTCCTGACGAACAGGAGGTTGAAGTTAAAGCGGCTCCTGAACCTGAATTTGAGGTCAAGATTGAAGACGACACCCCTGAAGAAGATCGGGGCCGTAAACCACTGTCTAAACGTACAGTAGAGGAACTTGAAAACGAGGATTTGGATGAGTATTCGGAGAAGGTAAAAAAGCGCCTCTCCCAGATGAAACGTGTTTGGCACGACGAGCGCCGGGAAAAAGAACGGGCTTTACGTGAACGTGAGGAAGCCTTGCGTTTCGCCCAAATGCGGGATCAGGAGGCAAAACAACTTCGGGAACGCTTAGGTCAGAATGAGCAGGCGTTTATTAAGGAAGCCCAGAAGTATGCCAATTTTGACCTTAGTTCGGCTAAAGAACGCTTAAAGCAGGCTTATGAAGCCGGGGATTCGGAAAAGATTGCTGAAGCCCAAGAACTTCTTACAGACGCTAAACTTAAAATCCAGACTATCTCTCGTGTAAAACCTTCTTTACAACAGAACGAAGGTAGAGTAGAACAGGCACAACAGGCTCAGGTGCCCCAAGAGTTTTCTCAGCCAAAGGTAGACCCTAAAGCGAAATCTTGGCAAGAGAAAAATACTTGGTTTGGTGAGGACGAGGAAATGACCGCCCTTGCCCTTGGCCTGCATGAAAAACTGGTCCGGAGCGGAGTTGATCCGAATTCAGACGAGTATTATCGTAGAGTTGATGAAACCATGAGGAAGCGTTATCCAGAGGCATTTGAGGATGCTGAAGAGGACGACGATAAGCCTCAAACGAGGCAGGTTGAAAAACCTGTTCGCACAAAGCCAGCAAATGTAGTGGCTCCGGTAACGCGGGGAACCGCGCCTCGTCAGGTCCGCCTGACACCGACTCAAGTTGCTATCGCCAAGAAATTGGGGCTGAGCAATGAACAGTACGCAAAAGAACTTATGAAACTGGAGGCTAACTAAAATGGCTGAGAATAGACTCGCACGTGAACTCGAAAATCGAGAATCAACGCAACGCAAAATGGCGTGGAAACCCCCTCAGACGCTCCCTGAACCGGAGCCGCAAAATGGTTGGGTTTTCCGCTGGATTCGGACCAGTATTATGGGTGTTGCTGACCCATCGAATACTTCCGCTAAATTTCGGGAAGGTTGGGAGCCCGTAAAGGCCGAAGACCAGCCCAAACTGATGATGCAAGCCGACCCGAATTCCCGGTTTAAGGGAAATATCGAAATCGGCGGGTTGTTGCTCTGCAAGGCACCGAAAGAGTTAATGGATCAACGCGATGCGTATTACGCAGAGCAGGCCAAGGCTCAGGTGCAATCTGTAGATAACAACTTTATGAGGCTGAACGATGAGCGTATGCCCCTCTTTACCGAGAGGAAAACTACGGTCTCGTTTGGCAAGGGCAAATAACTTTTTATCTTTGGAGTGATCAATGGCATATCCTACTGTTGACAAGCCGTATGGCTTGAAGCCGATCAACTTGATCGGCGGGCAGGTGTTTGCCGGGGCAACTCGCCAGCGTCGTATTGCGTCCAGTGCTTCGAGCATTGGCTACGGCGATCCGGTTCAGTTGACTTCGAGCGGCACTATTTCTGTTTCCACCTCGACGACGACGCCCCCGGACGCTGGCTTTGCCGGTGTGTTCTTGGGCTGCTCGTTCGTGTCCACTGTGACGGGTCAGCCGACCTTCTCGCAGGCTTGGATTTCGGGTACGGCGGTGAAGTCTGGTACGTACGTTACGGCGTATGTGGCTGATGATCCGAACACCCTGTTCAAGGCTGTGGGCGTATCGGCTTCGCTTGTGGTTTCGACCACGAGCGGGTTCACGTACGAGGATATCGGTGCCAACGTTGCACTGGTTGACGAGGCGCTGAACACGACGACGAACGACTCGCAGCGGGGTCTCCTGCTGTCTTCGGTTGCGACCACCCGGTCTCTGCCGATGCGTATCGTCGATGTAGTCGAAGACACGGCGTTTGTTTCGAGCGGCACTACCTACTATCCCGAAGTTATCGTGAAGTTCAATGCACCGTACCTCACGAGCGTTTCGTTGATTGTTGGTGGTCACGCTTACAACTGCCCCGTCGGCGTTTAATAAGGGAGTTCTAAGACATGGCTATTTCACGCGCACAACTGCTCAAGGAACTCCTTCCGGGTTTGAACGCCCTGTTTGGCCTTGAGTACAAAAACTATGGCGAAGAGCACAAGGAGATCTACGAAACTGAGACCTCCGAACGCTCGTTTGAAGAGGAGACCAAACTTTCTGGTTTCAGTGCTGCTCCGGTTAAGTCGGAAGGCGCTGCAATTGCGTATGACAACGCACAGGAAGCGTGGACTGCTCGTTACAACCACGAGACCATCGCTCTCGGCTTCTCCATCACGGAAGAAGCGGTTGAAGACAACCTGTACGATTCGCTGTCCAAGCGATACACCAAGGCGCTCGCCCGAGCGATGGCGTACACGAAGCAGGTCAAGGCGGCTTCTGTCCTGAACAATGGCTTCTCGTCGTCCTACGTTGGTGGCGACGGTGTGGCTCTGTTCAGTGCGAATCACCCGCTTGTTTCTGGTGGCACCAACAGCAACCGTCTGACGGCTTCTGACCTCAACGAGACTTCGTTGGAAGCGGCTGTCATCCAGATTGCTGGTTGGACCGACGAGCGTGGACTGCTCATCGCGGCGAAACCCGGTAAACTCATCGTGCCCCCGGCGCTGATGTTCACTGCCAAGCGACTCCTCGACACGGAACTCCGTGTTGCGACCGCTGACAACGACATCAACGCCCTCAAGGCGATGGGTTCGATTCCGGGCGGATATACGGTCAACCACTACCTGACGGACACGAACGCTTGGTTCTTGACGACCGACGTTCCGAACGGCATGAAGCACTTTGTCCGTACGCCGCTGCAGAACTCCATGGATGGTGATTTCGACACCGGGAATGTCCGGTATAAGAGCCGTGAGCGTTACTCGTTTGGGTGGTCGGACCCATTGGGTATGTTCGGTTCGCCGGGTTCGTCCTGATAAATCAAGCACTTGCTGCTTGGGAAGGGGGCTTCGGCCCCCTTCTTTTTTGTTCTTGCCTTTTAAGTTTAAGCCAAGTATCGTTACCTGTAACTAAGTTACGGAGTACACGATGGATACTTCAACGCTGCCTAAATCCCGCGCCGAGGCTAAAGCCAAAGGTGCCAAGTATTACTTCACAGGGGAGCCGTGTACGCACGGCCACATCGCTCCGCGTAAGACCAAAGGGGCTTGCGTGGAGTGCCTAAAGATTGAATGGGAAAAGGGCAACGTCGCCCGTGCCGAATACTTTCGGCAATACAACAAACGAGAAGACGTTAAAGACAGAAAAAACGACTGGTACACCGCTAACCGTGAAAAGGTGATCCAAGCAGCGGCTACCCGCCCCAAAGCAGTGTTACGCGAATATCGTAATGCGTGGAAACGCAATAATTTGCTGCAAATCCGTGCGGATACTAAGGCTAGGCGGCGTAAACATAGACAAGCAACTCCACGTTGGCTCTCCCGCAAACAGAAAAGTGAAATACGGCAGTTGTATCAAATAGCCATAACTATGACGAAAACTACAGGAGAGCAGTACGTCGTAGACCACATCGTGCCGCTTCGATCTGAGTTTGTATGTGGGCTGCACGTGCCTTGGAACCTGCGAGTTATCACGCGGGAAGAGAATTTGAGAAAGTCAAACCAACTTGTTGACACCCCCCAAGTCACGGCGTATATAGAGTCATCGGGAAAAATCCGCTTGCCAGACAGCCCCGACTGACGACATGCAGACTGGCAGGCTTGACTCGCATGTGAGGTATTTTCAATGAGTCGTACTACATTTTCTGGCCCGGTTAAGTCTGACAACGGCTTTGAGGGCTCTATCGCTGGCGATTCTGCCGTCATCACCAACCTGCTTTGCACCACGCTCACGATTGGCAGCACCAAACTGACCACGGGTTCGGTGTCGGGCACGGTATCGGTTCAGGCAGGTCGCATCCCGGTTCTCATCGGCAGCACCACGCTTTACATCGGTCTGTACGCCAGTCTCGTCCCGTAAGATTTCGTGGGGGGCGTAAGCCCCCTTCATCCATTACAGGAGACTCAGGATGGGTATGCAAACAGATGTCCTTGCTAGTAAGGTCGCCACTTCTGCTGGCGACCTGCTGGATCAAAATAGCCTCGTTATCGGCCGTTCTCGCGTAAAGGCGATCTATATCGTGCCAGATAGCGGCGCAGGCACCGTGACGTTCTATGACGGTGGGGCAAGCGGCCCGGTTAAGATTGCAGTGAACACCAAGGCAAGTTCCACTGCGCCGGACTACGTACTGTTGCCCGGTGAGGGTCTGCTTTTCCAGACCAGCATCTACATCGTCCCGTCAGCCGTTATTTCGACGATGGTGATCTATGGCTAAGACCCCTGCTTGGCAACGGAAAGAGGGGAAAAACCCTGCTGGCGGACTCAACGCAAAAGGCAGGGCTTCTTACAACCGTGCCAATCCGGGTAAGCCGGGGCTGAAGCGTCCTCAACCGGAAGGTGGGCCTCGCAAGAAGTCATTCTGTGCCCGTATGACAGGCATGAAGAAGAAACTGACGAGCGCCAAGACGGCAAACGACCCGAATAGCCGGATCAACAAATCGTTGAGGGCTTGGAACTGCTAAGCCTTTTATTAATTTGCAAATTAGGAGCGAATTGAAATGAAAGAGTCAAAGGCGATGATGCGTAAAGAAGTGTCCTTTATGAAAAAGAAGGGCGCCCCGAAGTCCATGGTTCGGCACGAAGAGGCCGAAATGAAAGGCATGAAGAACATGCGGATGGGCGGTATGGCCTACTCCAAGGGCGGTTCTGCTTCCAGCCGCGCTGACGGTATTGCCAAGAAGGGCAAGACTAAGGGCAAGATCGTCAAAATGATGATGGGCGGGAAGTGCTAATGAACTTTATGTCAAAAGGTCCGCAAGGGCCGCGTCGGTCCTCCGCACAGGCTACGGCAGCACGAAAAGAACGTGAGGCACTTGAACAGGCCCGCCAAGAAGATATGGCTGAGAAGATGCGCGAAGCGTACGAAAAGACGCAGCGACGTAGCATGTCCGGCATGAAAAAGGGCGGCTCTGTGAAGTCCTCTGCCTCCAAGCGTGCTGACGGGATTGCTAAAAAGGGTAAGACTCGCGGGAAGTTTGTTTAAGACTCCATTATGGATCGCATTCCTAAATACACGGCGGGGATGTTTAAAAAGAAGATGCCGCGTTTTGGCGCATCTGCTATCAAGAAGCCCCGTTTGCCGTTACCGCCTAAGCCGCGAGTTAAGAAGTTTACGGAAGGTGGGCGACTTCAAGACGTAAAAGATATGAAGCGTGATCCAGAATGGGAGCGCGAAGTAAAGGAAATGCTCCGCGAGCGTAAGATTGAAGAACGCGGCAGATCTCCGTACAAGGGCAATGTAAAAGCGGCAGGGCCGTACATTATTCCAGAGCCTGAAAGTTTTGACGAAATGCCGTTTAAGAAAGCCTATGGGATTAGGCGTAAAGAACTGGGCGAAGGTGGTTCTTTCTTGTGGCGGGGCAAACCATATGTGGTTAAGTCTGCCGAAGAGAAGAAGGCTAAAGGGGGTACAATAAAGTCCTCCGCAAGTCGCGGTGATGGCATCGCTAAGAAAGGTAAAACCAGAGGGAAGTTTGTCTAATGCTACCGTCCCGAGGCATGGGTGATATCAATCCCAAAAAAGTCCCCCGAGCAAAACGCCGGGGGGACGAAAAACCCGTAATTGGGACTGGGAAACCGATAAAAACCTACGCCAAGGGAGGCGAGAGCCGCGTGAACGAGGCGGGAAATTATACGAAGCCCGGTATGCGTAAGCGGCTCTTTGAGTCAATCAAGGGCCGGGCCGTACAGGGTACTGCAGCAGGGCAGTGGAGCGCAAGAAAGGCTCAGTTGCTGGCGAAGCAGTACAAGGCCAAAGGCGGCGGGTATCGTGGATGAAGGCTCCTCAACAGTCTCTTAAAGCGTGGACGCAGCAGAAGTGGAGAACGAAGAGTGGTAAACGATCTTCTGACACGGGCGAAAGGTATCTACCAGAGGCTGCGATCAAGGCTCTCAGCCCTTCTGAGTATGCCCGTACCACCGCTGCCAAAAGGAAAGGCAAGGCCCAAGGCAAGCAGTTTGTCTCGCAGCCCAAGGGTGTTAAAGAAAAAGTAAGGCCGTACAGACGTAGGGGTATGTGACATGGCTAAAAATTTTCCTGATTTGACCGGTGATGGTCGCGTAACTCGCGCTGATGTCCTTAAAGGGCGAGGCGTGTTGAAGAAAGGCGGCTGGATTAAAGAAGCCATTAAAAAGCCCGGTGCGCTACGTAGCAGCCTTGGCGTCAAGGCGGGGCAAAAGATTCCCGCTGCTAAACTTGCTAAAGCCGCAAAGGCTCCGGGCAAGATGGGTCAACGTGCCCGTCTCGCGCAAACGCTGCGTGGCCTGAAGAAGTAACATGAACAACGTATCTACCCAACAAGGCTTACAGCCGAAACCCTCTCCGGCCGTCTCTGCGCCCCAGATAGGCAACAGAATGGGTGGCGGACTAGGCGGTTTTGGCAGCATGGGTGGTTTTGGCGGTGCCTATGGTGCGCCGTTTAATGTCAGCGGCTTTGGCGGCTTCGGTGGTATGGGTGGCTTTAACCCCATGATGGGCGGTTATGGCGGCTTTGGCGGTATGGGCGGCTTTAACCCCATGATGGGCGGCTTAGGCGGCTTCGGTGGTATGGGCGGCTTTAACCCCATGATGGGCGGTTATGGCGGCTTCGGCGGTATGGGCGGCTTTAACCCCATGATGGGCGGTTATGGCGGCTTCGGCGGTATGGGCGGCTTTAACCCCATGATGGGCGGCTTAGGCGGTTTCGGCGGCTTTAACCCAATGATGGGTGGCTTCGGTGGTATGGGCGGCGGTATTGCTGCACTGCTCGGCCAGTTGCGCGCTGTTCAAGGGGGAAATAGAGACCCCAACGCCCCACCTCCGGGCATGAAATTGAACCCGGACTTTAATGTCGGGCGTTCTATGCTTACAGATGTTCGCCTCGACGACAGGACTAGGCAGATGTTTATTCCTGATGAGGGAGCGAACCAGCCGTCGTCGGACCCATTTAAGTATGCGTGGGCGGGGGGAAGTCCGGGCTGGGCGGGGGAAAGTCCGGGCTGGGTGGGTAATCAGCCGCTTCTCCAGCCTGATGTGCAACCTCGCCCTAAGTGGGTGGACCCTAATGCTGGCAAGGTAAAGAATCCGTACTACTATAACCGGTTTGCTAATGGTGCGTATGGCACTGCAGATGTCCAATTTGGCGACAATGAATACATAAATCCAGAAGAATTGAAAAATTATGAAAGCCGTTTAGAAAGGAATAAAAACACAACCGCTAGATATGAAGAATTAAAAAACACCCCAATAACCGACGCCCAAAGAAATTCGGCTATGTACACTCTTGCAGCCAATAAAGGGTATAACAGAGTAGGGGAAGGTGCTACTGATCCGAATACAGTAATGAACTTTTTAAAAGAGAAGAATATAGATTATAGTGATGACGCACTTAAATCTTATCGCTCACCTTCTGATTTCGGCCTTAATTTTGAATAGTAAACGAGCATAATATTCATGGTCGATAAAACTACAGCAACGACAGACTTCAACCTCGACCTCAATACTATTATTGAAGAGGCTTTTGAGCGTTGTGGGGCTGAATTGCGTACGGGTTATGATTTCCGTACGTCGAAGCGTAGTCTTGCCCTGCTTCTGATGGACTGGGCTAATCGTGGCGTGAACTTGTGGACGCTGGAGCAGGGCACCCACACTTTGACCTACAACGTCGGTACTTATGATTTGCCGGTGGATACGGTAGACCTGCTTGACCATGTAATCCGTACTGGGTCTGGTACCAATCAGCAGGACATCAATATCTCGCGTATTTCATCCAGCACCTACGTATCAATACCGAACAAGAATGCGACAGGCCGACCGATTCAGATTTGGATTAATCGCCGCACGGGCGCGACGGGTGCGGATAACGTAATTGTTTACCCTCAGTTTACGGTCTGGCCGAAGCCCGATAACAGCACTACTTGGATTCTTTACTACACCCGTCTGCGTCGTATGTTTGACCCCGGTACAGGCGTTAATGGTCAGGATATCCCGTTCCGCTTCCTGCCCTGCATGGTTGCTGGGCTGGCCTATATGCTGTCGCTAAAGATTCCGGGTGCAGAGGGTCGTACTCAGGTCTTGAAGGCTCAGTATGACGAGGCTTGGGATTTGGCTTCTGGCGAGGATCGTGAGAAAGCCGCAGTACGCTTTGTCCCACGTGAGAGTTTCTTGGGTGGCTACTAATGCCAAACAGGTTTGCCAGTGGCAAAAACGCTATCGCCATGTGCGACCGCTGCGGGTTTCAGTACAAACTGAAGCAGTTAAAGTCGCTCGTGATCAAGACCAAGAACGTAAATATCTTGGTATGTTCGGAGTGTTGGGAGCCGGATCAGCCTCAATTATCGCTTGGTTTGTACCCCGTGGACGACCCGCAGGCGTTGCGGAATCCACGACCGGATACGAGTTATTTTGCGGTAGGTAATGACGGCGCAAATGGCAGTCGTCAGATACAATGGGGCTGGGCTCCCGTAGGAGGGGCTAGAGCAGACGATGCCGGGTTAACCCCAAATGATTTAGCCCCGGCAGGTGAAGTCGGGACGGTAACGGTCGTTACGACCTAGGAGATTGAGATGGCTATGAGTAAACTTGAAAAACACGCGGCTCTCCCGGCGAGCAAGGCTCACGGTCCGGGTCGGGTCAAGAACATGCGTGCTGGTGGCAAGACCAACAGCGACATGAAGAAGTACGGTCGGAATATGGCGAAGGTGATGAACCAGCGCAGCCCGATGCGTAAGTCTTCTGGCCCGAGGTAAGCATCATGAAAGAACTGAACCCCGGCAAGATTAGGCCGAACACGGATTCGACGGGTCGTAATGGCTATCCTGAGAAGGATGTCAACAAGGGCGTTACCCACATGAAAATGAAGGGTGCTGGCGCTGCGACCAAGGGCACGAAGTTCGTGTCTCAGATCAATCTTGAGAACAACAGCAAGTACCGGTCTGGCTGGTCTCCGTGAACTACAGTCAACTCTCAACGTTGATTCAGGATTACTGCGAAAGCACGGAAACGTCTTTTGTAGCGAATATCCCTACGTTTGTGCAGTTGGCTGAAGAGCGGATTTATAACTCAGTCCAGATCCCGGCGATTCGTAAGAACGTCACCGGTACGATGACGGCGCAATTTCAGTATTTCTCCCTGCCGTCTGATTGGCTCTCGACGTTCTCGCTTGCGGTGATTGACCCGACTACGGGTGAGTACGAGTACCTACTAAACAAGGATGTGAACTACATCCGCGCTGCGTATCCACCACCCAACTCGTATGGGAAGCCTAAGTACTACGCTATCTGGAATAACTCCAGCATGATTCTTGGGCCGACCCCAGACGTTGCGTACACGGCCGAACTGCATTACTACTATTACCCGGTTTCTATTGTTACTAATTCAACATCGTGGCTTGGGGACAACTTTGAGACCGTGTTGCTCTACGGATCGCTCCGCGAGGCGTACACTTATCTCAAGGGCGAAGCCGATATGATGCAGTACTACGAGCAGAAGTATCAGGAAGCCCTTGCTCAATTGAAGCGTCTGGGCGATGGTCTGGATCGTCAGGATGCGTACCGTTCAGGACAAGCGAGGATTCCGGTCACATGAGTTTTGAAGGTGGATTAGAACTTGGTACGGTAAAGGTGTTTACCACGGACAGTCGTGGATTTACGCCAGACGAGATGGCAGATCGTGCTGTTGATCGCCTTCTTCGCATTAATAACCGTTCAGAACTTAAACGTGTTCTGGCGCAGTACTTCAAGGAAGCACAGGAATCCGAGCGGATGAACCTGCGGCGCATATTGATTGAAAACGGTTTTATGAATGCTATAGAGCATTTAGGAGATTGAGATGGCTATTACTCAGGCAATGGCAACGTCGTTTAAGGTTGAGATTCTTGACGGAATCCACAACTTTGGGACCGGCGTAATCCGGGCTTCGACGGCTGCGGATGTCTTCAAGATCGCTTTGTACACCTCGTCTGCTACGTTGAGTGCGTCTACTACGGCATATACGACTACGGACGAAGTTTCTTCGTCTGGTACGAACTACACTGCTGGCGGTAAGACGTTGACGATCTCGCAAGTACCGACTTCAAGCAGCACGACGGCGTATTTGGATTTTGACGACATTACGTGGGACTCGGCCACAATTACGGCAAATGGCGCGTTGATCTACAACAGCAGTCAAAGTAACAAGGCGGTGGCGGTGCTGGCGTTCGGCGGGGATAAAACCTCGACGGCGGGCAACTTCACTATCCAGTTCCCGGCTGCTGCAGCATCAACCGCAATCCTCCGTATCGCCTAATTTAATTAGGCAGGGGCCGTGGCAGGCGTCATAGTCGCCTTCGACGGTTGGAACGCTTCCGGCGTAGGCTGGGGCGAACAAGGTTGGGGCGAAGGTGTTGGCAATCTTACTGCAACGGGTGCGGTAGGATCTGTTGTTGTCACGGGCTCCGTAAATATCCCCGTTACAGGCGTTGAAGCCACAGGCCAGATTGGGTCGGTCACGGTTGTTGGCGTAGCCAATGTCCTTCTTACGGGCGTTGAGGCTTCGGGTGCCGTTGGCACAGTTGTTGTCGTTACCGACCAAGTTATCTCCGTCACGGGTGTTGAAGCCACCGGGCAGTTAGGGGATGTCGTCGTTGCGGCCTCGGCAGTTGCGGTTGTTACCGGGGTTGAGGCTTCGGGTGCCGTTGGCACCGTATTCGTTAAAACGGATCAAGTCCTTGCCGTTACCGGCGTTGAGGGGACGGGAGCGGTCGGCACCGTTACGGTACAGGCAGCGGCTATTGTTCCTGTTACCGGGCTTTCTGCTACGGGCGAAGTCGGGGATGTCCTAGTTGCAGCGGCAGCGGTTGCTGCTGTTACCGGAGTGGCTGCGACCGGGGCGGTTGGGACAGTTTTTGTTGTCACCGATCAGAACCTCTCGGTCATCGGAGTCTCGGGTACAGGGGAAGTTGGAACGGTCGATGTACGGCTTGAAATCAAGGTTTTTGTCACGGGTGTTTCGGCTAACGGAGCCGTTGGTACAGTCACTACATCGTCAGGCTCAAATGTTGTAGTCTCTGGGGTAGCCGGAACCGGCGCGGTTGGGGTAGTCAACATCTGGGGACAGATTAATACCAATCAGAACGCGAATTGGACAGGAATTAACAACGCGCAAAGCGCGACTTGGACGGATATTAGTACGACGCAAAACCCAAATTGGACGCAGATTGCGGCGTGAGGTAACTAAAGATGAGTAGTACATACAGCACTAACCTTGCTCTTGAACTGATCGGAACGGGCGACCAAGCCGGTACGTGGGGTAATACCACGAACACCAACCTTGGAACCTTGATCGAACAGGCGATTTCAGGTTACGTCACTCAAGCCGTTTCCACGGGAACGGATACCACGATCACCATCCCGAACGGCGCGACCGGTGTCGCCCGTAACATGTACATTGAACTGACGGGTACGGGTGGGGCCAGCACGAACCTTATTGTTCCTGCCAACAAGAAACTCTACTTCATCTTCAATAACACTTCGTCCGGCCAAGTTACCGTCAAGGTTTCGGGTCAAACCGGCGTGTCGGTGCCGAATAAGGCCAAGATCATTCTGGTCAGCAACGGCACGGATGTAGTTGACGCGACGAACTATATTGGGAACATCAGCGCGGCCAGCGCAAATATCACAGTTCTAACTTCTGCTTCGGCCACGATCACCAACCTGATTGCCACTTCCGCCAGCATCACCACTCTCACTAACAATCCTACTTTCTCCGGCGGCACCGCCAACGGCGTGTTGTTTTTGAACGGCAGCAAGGTGGCGACTTCGGGGAGTGCGCTGACGTTTGATGGGACGACGTTTGGGGCTGGCACCACCACATTTAAGGTGGATACTTCCAGTAATCGCGTTCTTGTTAATTTAGCGGCCGCCATTCAAGGCGATTCTCTTGAAGTTGCGGCAAAAAGTAACGGTGGCGCTATTTCATTGTTTGGCCGCGCATCAGATAACGGTTCTCAAATATCTTTCCGTGCAAATGGGGCAGCAACACAGAAAGCCGCCATTTATGGAAGTGATGTTGGGTTAGATTTTCAAACTGGAACAACAATTCGCGCCACCATTGACACCTCCGGCAACCTCGGCTTGGGCGTCACGCCGAGTGCGTGGAGTGGTTTTGGAAAAACGATGGAGTTCAATAACGCTGGTTGCTATGTTGGCAACAGCGGCGCAACTTCCATGCAGGTAGGGGCCAACAACTATTTCACCGGCTCCAACTACATATACTCCACATCGAATGTGGCAACCCGGTACGCACAATCGTCGGGACAGCACTTGTGGTTCACCGCCCCCTCCGGCACCGCCAACACGACAACAATCACAAACGGCGTTTCGTACACCATTATTACGTCGGGAAATCAGACGGCGTTCGGTGCGGCTAATAACAACGTCGGGACGGTGTTCACCGCGACATCAAGCGGAACGCTGTCGAGCGGAACGGTATCTCAGAACATCTCGTTCACGCAGGCGATGACGCTGGATGCGAGTGGCAACCTCGGCATCGGGACTAGTTCGCCGTCTGGAAAACTTGACGTAAAGCAAACAACTGACACAAGCCTTGGCGGTATTTATGTTCGGGCAACGGACAACAACGCGGCAGTAATTTCACGACTTACTACCGGAAATCTTGTTGTACGTAATGGCGGTATTGATTCGCTATTTCTCGACTCCTCCGGCAACCTCGGCTTGGGCGTCTCGCCGAGTTTGTGGAGAAGCACCGAAAAAGCAATTCAAATTGGCTCGTGGATGGGGTTGTTTACGGACTCTGGACTTACAACAGAGGTTTCATACAACAATTACATAAATTCATCGAACCAGCGCATTTATCAAAACACCGGATATGCGCTTCGCTACCAGCAATACAACGGTATTCATTCTTGGCATACAGCGCCATCTGGCACCGCAGGAAATCAAATCACCGGAGCAAACGCTTTCGATCAGATGATGACGCTGAATGCGAGTGGGAATTTGGGGTTGGGGACGACAAGTCCTTCCACAAAACTTGTTGTTTCTAATGCTGGTGCTCAAGGATTTGAGTTCAATCCTAATGCTTCAGGGTTGGCGCAACTTGAGATCTATAACCGATCAACTGCGGCTTACTACAGTTTTCGTATAAACGCAGACGACATTCGTTTCCATACCGGGGCGTCTGTTACCGAACGCGCCCGCATCACGAGCGGGGGGTATTTCAAGGCGAGTGACAGCGGCGCATATCTTGGATCAACTGGCGCATATCACGAACTTAGACAAACTGCGAATGATTATTCATTAAGGCTTTCATCTGCAAATGCTTCATTGACAGAAGAAGTTTTGCAGGTATATGCCGAGAGAAACACGACTAATAATACTTTCTATGCTATTCGTTATTACAACAACGGAGCGGCAGCCTATAAATTCCAAGTAGCCGACTCTGGCAACGTCACGAATACAAACGGCTCATACGGCACCATCTCTGATGCCAAGATGAAAACCGACATTGTGGACGCAGGCTCACAATGGGATGACTTGAAGGCTGTGCGGTTCCGCAAGTTCAAGATGAAGGATGACCCGCAGCAAATCACGCAGTTGGGTGTTGTGGCGCAGGAACTTGAGCAGACCTCGCCGGGGTTGGTGGACGAACACGCCGACCGTGACGCAGAGGGCAACGACCTTGGCACCACTACCAAATCGGTTAAATCGTCCATCTTGCTGATGAAAGCCGCCGTCGCCCTGCAAGAAGCAATGGCCCGTATTGAGAAACTGGAAGCCGAAATGGCTTTGCTGAAAGGAGCATAATTAAATGTCTACGGTAATTACATGGAACATCTCGGTTCTTAACTGCATCCCGCAAACCGCAGAGGGCGCGGATTACGTCGTCACGGCGCACTGGCAGTGCAACGGCGTAGACGGCCAATACAACGGCAGCGTCTACTCGACCTGTTCGTTTCCCGTCGTGCAGGGCGAGGTTTTCACGCCTTACGCTGAT